CATCTGGTCAGGCTGCATGAGTGTGCGGTTCAACACCCGGACGCAACCAGCATCCAACGGGCGGTCTGTGAGGCGGCATCGCGGGGCCAGTACACGGCTTGCATCGAGGGCATTCCATGAGCGAGAGCGACACGAACAACACCCAACCACTCGACCACTGGTCTAGCGACGATCTGGAGGCCGACGCGGACACGCGATCGACCGAACAACGTGTATCCGATCAGGAATCGGCGTTCATTCGCCAGTGCCAAGCAAACGCCGCACAGCGGATCGACGCACGGTACAACGCATCAACGCCCTGTCCGTCCCAAGAACTCCCCCACGACGCTGGTACACAAAGCCGAATGGGTATGCTGGCAAACGGCGAATCTCAACTGGGACCGACGCAAAACGGTGCAGATGCTACACTTTCTGGTCCGATGGACCCGGGAGGGGCCAAGTGCGCACTTGACATGACGGACGAACGCGACCGGGGGATGGTTCGCCGGGCACTGACCAAGTACCCACGCCGGTGGGCTGGTGTCGATGATGCGTTCAAGGCCGAGATGATCGAGGGCCTGAAGGAAGCGGCTGCGGTTGCCCGCGAGTGCATCGCCACCCGGGTAGACCCTCTGGACGCGGCGAAGGTCATCGCCAGCGTGGTGCGTACGGCGGTGGCGATCGAGGACCAGTGCCAGAAGGACGAACACCGGGCGGAGGATCATGCCCGAATGGACAACGGACAGGCAACGCAAGCCGTCCAGCTCTACGGAATCGGTACACCTGTCGATGCGGTCTAAGGAGTTTCAGAAATGGCAAACATCAACGTCCGGTCATTCTTCCAAGACCTGCTGGTACAGGACGCGGGCATCTCGCTCATGGTGTGCTACGACTCCATGAGCAGTGACAGCGTGGTAGCCTCCCAGTCTTCGGCGGTGCGTGCCATTGCCGACAACTGGGACCTACCGCGTCGGTCAGACGGCTCGCCCGCATGGTGTGGGTTCGGCACCAACGGCATGGGGTTCACGACCAACGCCAGCCGCATCTTCATGACGATCAACAGCGGCGGCACCGGGGCATGGTCCCAGAGTGCTGGCCGTAATCCTGGCGGTCTGTCTCCGGGTGGAACTACGGCCAGCGGGCCTACGACCGTGACCGGCTCAACGGGCGGTGACTCCGGGGTAGCCCCGCAGCCGTACACCGATTGGTCCGTGACGGGCAGCAGCCGGACGGCGTGGAACGGCACAGTAACCGGCACCGGCACAGCATCGGTGATTGTTGCGGGCATGAACAACCACGCGGCAACGTCAACCGTTGGGCCGCAGGGCTGGTACTTTGGCGATCCGTTCAACAGCCGCCAGACCATCGTGCGGGACATCTGGTACGGTGCGACGGGCGGGGCTACGGACATGCGGGTACAGGCAATCCGCCAAGTACACGACAACAACACCATCTCCGCGGCGAATACCACGTTCGTCGGTTCGGTGTCGGCAACGATCAACCATGCCGCGGCGGGAGTGACTACGACCGATTCGGATTGTGGGTCTGGTGCTGGCTGTCCGGGCCGCATGCTGGTCAACCCGACGACCCCATCGGGAAGCACGATGCGGATGTATTCCATCGGGTTCCGCGTCTTCCGTTCGTCGGCAGGCTCTCCCATCGTTGGGGCACATTTGGCCGTGGTCGCATCTCCCGGCACCTACGCACAGCAGCACGCATCCTGCATGGGCAAGAGCGGCATGGTCGCATCGTTGAGCAACGCCTACGAGCAGGGGCCGGACCCGTATTTCTCGGCTGCAAACGCCCGTACGTACATGACGGCTCTCTGTGGGTACAGCGGCAACAACTACGCCACCCACATCGTGATCTACGACGGCCACAACCGCACGGCAACTGAGAACACGGAACTTGCAGCGGGCATCTCTGCTACCCATCAGGCAAACGTGCAAGCGATCATCGACCAGCACGTAGCCAACGCGGCAGCGAACGGGGCACGGGCTCCCAAGTTCCTGATCGTTCGTGGTGGCAAGATGAAGGATCTCTACGACCCAGAAGCGAGCCGTCGCCCGATTCACCTGAACATCGGTCGCACGCTGGAGAAGACCGTGCTTGAGGCCGGGCCGAACGTGTCCTACATCGACATGTTCGCTGAGACTGACGACGGGGACACGACGTTTGCATACGGCATGTGGTACAGCCGTGCGGACGGTTCGGTAGGCACGACCGCATCGGCATCATCTGGACCGCAGTTGGCGAACGCGGACGGCGTGCATCACTCGATCTTGGGTGCCGACAAGTTCTGGGGCAAGGTGTGGCAGATCGGCATGGCCTCGTGCAGCATGTCTACGGGCATCGTGCTTCGTGGCACCCGTCAGAGCGAGTACCCCGGCAAGCGTCGGCGGATCTTTGGCGTTCGCTAATGGCAACCGCACCCGCACAACCAGCACGCCCGCACTACACGCCTTACGGGGCCGTGGCTGAGTTATGGCGTTGCCGTGACGCGGAGGTGTTGATCCCCGGAGCGGCAGGCACGGGCAAGAGCCGCGGCGTGCTGGAGAAGGTGCATCTGTACCTGCTGAAGTACCCCAAGGCTCGCGGGCTGATCGTCCGCAAGACCCGTGCGTCAATGACGGAATCAGTGCTGGTCACATTCGAAACCCATGTGGCTGTAGCCGGGTGCAACATCACCAACCAGCAACGCCGGACCCGCACGGCCTACGACTACACGAACGGTTCATCGCTGGTGGTTGGCGGGCTCGACAACCCTGACCGGCTCATGTCCACGGAGTACGACATCATCGCGGTATTCGAGGCGACCGAACTGACGGAAGACGACTGGGAGAAACTGACGACCAGACTCCGCAACGGCAAGGGGCCCTATCAGCAGATCATCGGGGATTGCAACCCGTCGGCCCCATCGCACTGGCTCAAACGCCGGGCGGATCGTGGGCAGGTAACGACGTTCCCATCGACGCACAAAGATAACCCCATGCTGTGGGACGGTTCCAAGTGGACGAAGCGGGGGGAAGCGTACCTGGCGACGTTGGGAAGCCTGACAGGTCACCGCCGGGCCCGCCTGCTGGATGGCAAATGGGCCGCTGCCGAGGGTCTGGTATACCCAGAGTTCGACGCATCGACGCACGTTTTCACTACGCGGATAATCTCTGACTCATGGCGGCGAATCGTGTCCATCGACTTTGGCTATGTCCATCCGTTCGTTGCCCAATGGTGGGCGATTGACGAAGACGGGCGAATGTACCTCTACCGGGAGTTGTATCGCTCCCAGCGGATCGTGGCCGACCACGCCAAGCAGATCCTTGAACTGTCGAAGGGCGAGCGTATCGACGCTTTCATTTCCGACCACGACGCTGAAGACCGGGCAACGCTGGCTGCTGCTGGCATCCAGACCATCGCGGCGGATAAGGATCACCGGACGGGCCGGGACGCGGTACACGCTCGGCTTCGGGTGCAGGACGACGGCAGGCCGCGTCTGTTCATCATGGCCGATTGCACGGTCGAAACGGACGCGGTGTTGTACGGGAAGAAACGCCCGACCAGTACGCTGGCGGAGTTCGATTCGTACATCTACCCGCCGGGCAAGGACGGGAAGGCGGACAAAGAGGAGCCCGTCAAAGAGTGCGACGACGGCATGGACGCGATGCGGTACGCGGTGATGTATCTCGACTCTCCGAACCGTTCGCATGGGGCGTGGGCATCGGTCGCAACCCAATCGAATCAACGTATAGCAAGCACTAACAACGCGGGTACAATGATGGACGCGGAGAGGCCCGCCCCTGTCATCGAAAGGACATGGTTCTAATGGCACGCAAGAAAGCAGAACAGCCCGTGATGCGTGGCGTGAAGGCCGCTGATCCGTTCGATGGACGCGAGCTGTACCCGCCGTACGTTGCCGCGTCTGTGCTTCAGGGCGAGCCCGCATCGTCGGCGTACAACAACAATACGGGCCGCGACTTCGAACAGACCGCCCGCGGCGTGGTCGGCACCATGTACCGTGCGGCGAACATCAATGCGACGGTTTGCACTTCGCAGGTGTTGCGGCTGTACCGCAAGGCTGGTGCGTCAGGCTCACGCAAGTACCTTGGCCGTCGCGTAACTGACCGACGCAAGATGGCGTACCTCATGGGCGATACCGCTGTGCAGCCTACCCGCTGCAAGGGTGCCAACTACGCGGCAAAGAGCGGGGCGGAAATCGAAGAAGTGCTGGACCATCCGGTATTGGATGTGCTTCAGAACCCGGACCCGGTATACACCGGCCAAATCTGGATGCAACTCATCTGGTGGTTCAAGGAGGTCTGCGGGCGTGCTTACTTGTACGGTGCTGATCGTGTTGGCCGCGTGCCTACGTCGCTCTACATCCTGCCGTCGTGCTATACGTGGCCGGTGAAGTCCACCACGGGCCTCATCTCCGAGTTCGTGTACGCACGCAACCGTACGGCCATGATGCGTTGCAAGCCCGAGGATGTGGTGTACCTGCGGCACCAGGCTAACCCGTTTGACCCGGTTGGGGCCATGTCGTGGACGAGTTGCGTGACGTTTGAAAGCGACATGGAGGCGGCTGCGTTGCAGGCCGAAGTGGCACGCTGGAATAACGGCGGTATGCCGGGCATGGTCCTGAAGGCCCCGCCGACCACGAATGACCAGCAGATGGCACAGATGCAGGCCGCGTTGTCGAATCGCATTCAGGGCGTAGGAAAGTCCGGCAGCATGCTCCTTCTGCGCGACACCGAGTTGATTCAGTACGCGACGAAGCCTCACGACATGCAGTACGTCGAAGGCATGTCATCGACCGAGAAGCGGATCTATGACGCGGCGGGAATCCCCGAGAGCATCTACCGGCTCAACAGTGCGAACCTCGCAAGTGCGACCGTGGCCGATGGGCAGTACAACCGCCTGACGATTGCCCCGCGTCTGGCGACAATGGCAAGCGAACTGACGGAACTTCTGCTGCCAATGTTCGGCATCGAACCCGGCGAAATGTGGTTCACGTTCGATTCACCAGTGCGTGATGATGTGCTGGCGTTGGCCGAACAGTACCGGCAGGGCGAACTGAGCGGCATCGTGTACCCGAACGAGTATCGCCATGTGTTGGGGCTCGAAGCCTTGCCCGACGATGTGAACCGCCTTCGGTATCGTCAGGTTGAGGCACATGCACCCATGACTCCGCTGTTTGACAATCCGCCGCCGAAGCCGGACGCGACCGATACCGCATCGGTTGACGCGGCATCCGTGGACATGGACGATGAATCCGATGCCGAAGGAAACGAAGACGACACCGTAACCAAGTCCGTGACTACCAAGGCCGACTCCCAAACCCCAACCGACAGCATGGCCGACGAGGCCCAGCGTGGGCTCGATTGGCGGGAGGAGTTTGGACGCGGCGGGACGGAGATTGGCGTAGCCCGTGCCCGTGACATCGTGAACAAGCGTGGGCTATCGCTGGACACGGTCTACCGCATGGTGTCCTATTTCGCCCGTCACGAAGTGGACAAGCAGGGGCAGGGCTGGTCGCCGGATCAGGACGGCTACCCGTCAGCCGGTCGCATCGCATGGGCCTTGTGGGGCGGCGATCCGGGGCGTACGTGGGCGGAGAAGATCGTCAATCAGGCCGAACGAGATGAAGACACCAAAGCAGCCGCATCGTGTGGACACTGCAAATGCGGCACTCGCGGAGGTGATGGTGCCGTGGTTTCAGGGTCTGCCGGTGTGGATGTGGCCGACACTCGCAACGGGGCGAGGACTTCAGATCCTGCGATCGCTTGCAAATCTGAACCGGAACTGACGACCAAGACGCTGGCTGGCGGCATTGAATGGGACGACATTGCGGGCGTTCCCAAGGCCACCGTTCGCATCATGTCGGCGTTCTCAACCGAGGTTGCAACGTGGTACGCGGCGACGATTCCCACGATGATCAACGATCAGGTAACTCCCCCGGCTGTGATGACACCTGACGCGGCGGCTGGCGTGGCATCGGCTATGACCATGCCCATCACCACCGAGCAGGCTGCGGAGTTTGAGAAGATCACCAACAAGTACCTTGAACGGTCGATCATGGAAGGGGCGGCGGTCGGCATCACTCGGCTTGCGGATCCCGAGAACGCCCGCACGTTTGACACGGCCAACGAACCTGCAATGAAGTACATTCGCGACCGTGGGCTGGAACTTGCCAAGTCGGTGCCCGACACCATGAAGGGCCATGTGCAAGCGGCTATCGAGTCAGAACTTGGACGCGGTACGACCGTCAACGAAATCAAGAACGCGATCACTAAGCAGGCCCCGGAACTGAGCGGGTATCAGGCGGAACGCATCGCCCGTACCGAAACGTCCATCGCGTTCAATCAGGGGCAGCGGCTCGCGTGGGCGGATAACGGCGTGGAAGGGCGGCAGGTGTTGACCGCTGGCGATCCGTGCCCGATCTGTACGGCTGTGGCCGACAAGTACCGTGGCGTGACGCTGCCAATGACAGACCCGTACATGGTGGGTGCGGACGCTTGGATGTCGCCGCCATTTCACCCAAACTGCCGATGCGGCGAAATGCCGGTGCAGTACCTGGAGCCTGAACAATGAACAACTACACCGACCGAATCGGCCTCATCCGGCAGCGGGCTCATGCACGCGGCATGCTTGCGGGTGCCGACAACCCCATCGGCATCAAGGCCGGGCTGTGGGGCAGCGGGCGTGCCGTGGGCGTGAAGGCCGTAGACGGCAAACTCGAGGTGGTCTGCTACGCCAATACGTCTGCCGTTGATCTGGAACGGGAGGTAGTGGTGCCGACCGGGCTGGATGTGCGGTCCTACCTGACAACGAACAAAAACCTGTTTGTTGACCACCGCTACGACGTTCTCTCCGCCGTGGCTGTGTGTCGGTCCATGACGCTAGATCCGGGCGGGTGGCTGTGCCGCGGTGCGTTCCATGACGACATGGCAAACCCGTACGTGAAGGCGTGCGTGGCACTTGCCAAGGCCGGGACGCTGGCGATGAGCGTAGGGTTTGAGGCATTGGACTGGGGACCGCCCACCGATGCGGAGGCCAAGGCGTACCCCGGCGTGGAGTCTGTGGTTCGCAAGGCACGGGTTCTGGAGGTTTCCTACACCGCCATGCCCATGAACGTGACCTGCCGTCAGGTTGCCAGCAACTTGGCATCGAACAGCGAAACGGCTGAGAAGTGCCGTAAGGCTCTCATCGACGCTCACATTTCCGGGCGGGTCATTGAAGACTTCGGCATCCGTCCCAAGAAAGTGCTGATCCTGCGTGGTTAGTGCGTGGTATACTTAGACGCATCCCCCTCCATTCCCGCAAGGTCGCACCCGATCTGCGGGGACTTCAACCGAATAACTCCTGCCCACGGCAGGCATCATGCAAGGCCCCGAGCGTTCGCGGCGTGCGTCGTGCTGAGACTGAGCAGAGGAAACCACCAACGCGGTAACCCCGCAAGGAATCCTCCATGCTCACTCGCAAGAACCTCATCGACCTCGTAACAGCCAACGGCTTCAAGGCCGAGCCCACGCTCGACAACGTCAAGAACTTCATCAACACCGAAGGCGGCGGCTTTGACATTGCCGATGAAGACGGCAACCCCATCAACATCGACACCGTTTGGGCCGCTAAGTCGGTCCTGAAGATCAGCGGCACGCCTGACCTGGACACCGTGAACAAGTCCACCATCGCTGCGGCGAAGGGCACCGAAAGCCCCCACGCTGACGCGACCATCGAAGACCGCCGCCCGCAGCGGTTCACGATCGGCAACGCACAGCGGAAGGCGTATCAGACCCGCATCAACGCTGGCACCGCTGCCTTCGCTGATGTTGATCAGGCCGAAGCCTTCGCCGCTTGGACTCGCCTCACCATTGCTGGTGGCAAGTCCTACCCGATGGAGAAGGTTGACAAGTCCATCTGCCAGAAGGCACAGGTCGAGTTCAACAATCAGCTCGGCGGTGCTTTGGTTCCGCAGGAGTTCGCCCCGCAGTTGATCTGGCTGACCGAGCAGTACGGTGTCGCCAAGAAGCTTGCCAACGTAGTCCCCATGTCGGCAGAGTCGAAGGCATACCCCCGCAAGACGGGCATCGCCAGCATGACCCCAATCGCTGAGAATGGCACGATCAGCGTTTCGGACAACAACTACGGCAACGTGACGCTCACGGCCAAGAAGTATGGCGTGCTGTTCAAGGTGTCGAACGAACTGTTCAACGATGCCGCAATCAACGCGGCAGACGATCTTGCTCGCAGTGCGGCTGAAGCCGAAGCAATCGCCATTGATCAGGCGTACTTCCTTGGCGACGGCAGCGGAACCTACGCCAATCAGGTCGGCCTCTATTCCGGTCTTTCGTCTTCATCGTCTTACATCACCGCCGCGGCATGGGCTTCGATCACCAAGGAAATGTTCTCCGAACTCATGGGCTCGGTTGAATACGTCAACGCGGCCCGCCTCGCGTTCGCTTGCAGCCGTCAGTTCTTCGTGCAGGTCATGATGCGTCTGGACAAGGCCACCAGCCAGTTCAAGGACATTTCGACCGGCAACCTCGGCGGCGGAACGTTCATGGGCTACCCGGTGTACTTCACGCAGGTTCTCCCCACGGTGTCGGCTGCGGCGAACACGCACAAGCCTTGCTACTTCGGTGACTTCACGGGCGGCAGCATGATCGGTGACCGCCAGATGCTGAGCATCGCCAGCAGCGAACAGTTCTACTTCGACTCGGACAGCATCGCCGTTCGCGGCACCAGCCGCTTCAACGTGAACATCCACGGTGCAGGCCGTGGCGAGACATACGGCCCGATCTGCGGCTTCAAGACCGCCTCCTAAGCCAGCCACCACACGAAAGGACACACACAATGAACGCACTCCAGAACGCCTACTTCTACCTCGATTACCCCCCGGCTGACGTGAACAGCACGACGGCCTTCGGCACGACCGGCATCGACCTCGGCGGCACCGCTGCCATCGGCGTTGGCGGCTACTCCGATCTGTTCGTGGTCATCCAGTTCGGCAACGTCGCCAACGCGATGGACGCACAGCCGAAGATTCAGCACTCCACCAACAACAGCGACTGGGTCGATGTGACTGGTGCAACCTTCACGGCATCTCTGTCGGGCACCTCGCACGACAACAAGATGCTCATCGGCAACATCCAGACGGGTGGCTCGCTCCGCCGTTACGTCCGTGCCTACTTCGACTGCGGCACGGGTGCGACCCTGCTCTCGGTTCTGTGGGTCGGCCTGAACCCCGCCAAGGGCATCAACGGTGCGACCGAAATCGCACGCGGCGTTGCCGCTGGTGCGTTGGACCGCTTCACCGTGGCCCCGTAATCCATACTCCTCTCTTCGCACCATCGCGGGCGGGACACCTCCCGCGAGCGGTTTCACCTCAGGAGCTTTCCAATGGCTGCACCCGTCAATCTCACGGCATCAATCAAGGCAGGCGGCCCTGATGTCACGTTCCCGGCATCCATTCAGGTCAACTGGACGCAGGTCCACACGGACGCGGAGCAGGTCAACACCTCTGCGGAATGGCTCAACCCCGGCAGCGTGTCGTCTACCTACGTCATCCCCGGCATCGTGACGCAGGGGACGCGGCTGCGGATTCTGGCCCGCATCGCGTACGCCGCGACCGTGACGACTTCTCCGGTAGTGCGGATCTTCGGGGCGGATCAAGTGCCGGATTCGACTGGTGCCTTCCCAACCGGAACTATCTTCCACCGCATCGACGCTGACGCATTCACGGACACCGGAACGACCATTACGCTGGCCGCTGCGGCATCGGCACAGAATGACGGGGCGACCTACGCCTACTCGTCCGTGCTGCCCGTGCTGTCAGGTTGGGACATGCTGGGGGCCAAGGCCGTAATCGTGCTGATCGAAACCGCCGCGAACGTATCAACCGGCACCGTTCCGCTTTACGTCGGCATCCTGAACTAAGGGGCAGGCATGGCTACGCTCGTATCGACAGCAGAATACAAGGCGTGGCGTGGAATCACCGTTTCCACCTATGACAGCATCATTGCGACGCTGCTGGGGTGGGTGTCCGCTGACATTCGCCGGTATTGTGGGCGTGACCTCACCAACGGATTCGAGTCGGCAACGCGGACGGAAACGTACGCGGGTAGCGGAGACATCTACATCCAGTTGCGTGAGTGGCCGATCACTTCGATTACGTCCGTTACTCAGGTCTACGCTGGCGGCGATACATCGGTAGTCGATGCAGATACCTACCGGGTGGATGCCGACAATGGGCTGCTTGCGTGCGTGGACGCTCGCCGCGGTCGGTTCGCGTCGTGGCAGGTGAATGCATCGAATGGATACGCTGGAAACTGGCTTCCGGCCCCCAACTTCACCGAAGGGTTCCTGAACTACTCGGTGGTGTACGTCGGCGGCTACTCAACGATTCCCGCTGATCTGCACATGGCGACTTGCCTGCTGACCGACCTGCTGTACACTCGACGCGGCGTGGACCTTTCGCTGAAGTCTGAGAACATCGGCCAATACTCGTACACCCGTGCAGACGCTCCGATGGTCGCACAGATCCGCAAAGACCTTCTGGCACCGTTCAACAATGGCACCCCGTAACCGTGGCAACTACACCGCTCCATCTCCTGACTGACTCGCTGACCGTGAACAAAGCGGCGTGGGACACCACGGATGGAGTACCGTTCAATGACACACAGACCGCAACGAACGTGACGATCAGCGTGATGGTGCAGCCAACATCCGCGGCGGACTCGCTGATGTACGGGCGTGACGCGACGACGCAGATGTTTGACGTATTCTGCAACCCGCTCGATTCGACGGGTGCGGCGTGGACGATTCGGCAGAACGATCAGGTAACTTGGAACGGCGGAACGTACCGCGTAGCCGGAAAGCCGATGGACTTCTGTTCGATGGGCGTACTGAAGAAGTTCGTGATGGAGGCGTACGAAGCGTGAAAGCCATTCGCGTCAAGACCACCATCGACACGGCCAAGGCTGGCGAGATTGCCGCCCGTGGGGTGTCGTCTGGGCTTGTCGCGTCGGCTGACTACATGGTCGGCCAGATCAAGCAGAGCATGGCGTTCCGCAAGTCGCCTTCACCGCCGGGTTCGCCGCCCGCCGTTGGTCCTACGGGCATGCTGATGAACGGCATCGCCCGCACTGACCCCAAGGGCGGATCGCTGTACGTCCACACCAGCCAGACGCGATACGCACGGATTCAGGAGAAGGGCGGCACCATTCGCCCGGTCAAGACGCAGTACCTCGCGATTCCTCTGAGTTATCAGGCGAAGCGTTTGGCCGGTCGCACATCGCAGGCGGGCAACAGCTCGCTGCGTAAGGCCGGAATCCCGATGGTTGTCCGCAAGTCGAAGGCTGGCAATCTGCTTCTATTCGCCGGGAACAAGTGGGGAAGCGGCAAGAGCCGAATCCGCATGGGGGAACCTCTGTTCGTGCTGAAGAAGTCGATCACGCTGCCAGCACGCCCGTACATGGCACCCGCTGGACGCAACACCGCATGGATCGCTGAAGCTACCCGCGTGTTCTCTCGCCGTGCCCGCCAGGTCATCAATCAGGGGGTATCGGCATGATTGTCTTGTCCGCTGTCAACCAAGCGATTCTGGACCGCCTGAAGGCCGACACCGGCACGGGTGGGCTATACCAAAGTGGTGCTTGGAATCTCATCAGCGGGGCGTGGGCTGCGGCTGCACCGGCAGCGGCAACATTCCCGTACCTCGTCTGGACGTTGAACTGGTCTGCGGCACCTTCGCGGCAGGCCGATGAGTACGAACTGATCGCCTCATTCACCATCTACGACGATTCCAGCGTGTACGTCGATGATTCCAACTTCGCTAACCGGGTTTCGCCGGTGATGGACCGCATCCATGGAGATGCCGTTCTGCAAAGCGGGTGCGTGCCTACCTACGGGTTCAACCGTTACGCCCTGACGCTGGCGACCAACGGATACACGGCCAAGGCATCGACGTGCCTTGTGACTGAAGGACAGATGGGCATGCTGGATGAGAAGATTATCAGCGTGACGACAAACATGAAGTTCCGGGTGACGGCTCTGGCCGCAAACCCGTAAGGAGTTGACCTATGGCATACCCGCTCACTTCGGAAACTGGCAATCTTGCAACGGGCGGCAGCGTGTCGTCTGGTGACTTGTACTACCTGTTCGGAACCGCTCTCCGCATGGGGCCGGAACTGGCGACGTTGAACCTTGAAGCCAACGAAATCGACATTACGGGCAACGCCGGGTCAACGATCACGATGATGGAAATGGCGACGGGCCTGCTGTCAGGCACCATCGATTTCGGCGGCATCTGGCCGCGTGCGGCTGGTGCTGCTACGGGAATTACTTCCAGCGTGGCTTACGGGTCTGGTGGGTACGTCCAGTACCTCGACTCATGGAACATCGACATTACGTGGCCCGAAGTGGAAATCACTTCGCAGGGTGGCACTGCACGCCAATACCGCAAGTACATGCCCGGCGGCATCGGTACGTGGGGTGGTTCGTACACCTGCAAGGCCGACAACGCAACGCCGCCCGTTGCCCCCGGAATCGCGGCATCGACTACCGGCACGTTCAAGATGGGCGAGGGTGGCACTGACGACCCGACGTTGAGCGGCAGCATCCTCACGCCGCGTTTGGTGCAGCGGATCAAGATTGGTGATGTGTCGGTTCTTACCTACACGTTCAAGGGAACTGGAGAACTGACGCAGAAGGCGGGGACATCGCTTCCCGGACTTCTGTACACTGGCACCACGGCCACGGCAATCACCAAACCGACTTGGGACATCGACAGCAACGGGGTAGCCGACAACACGGTAGTTCTGACCGCCGCGACCGGACGCACCTTCACCGGCCCGGCTTTCTGGACGAAACTCTCTCTTGCGTGGAAGATGGATGATGTGGTTCGCGTGACGGGTACGCTTCGGTTCGCTGGTGATGTGACCATCGCATAATCATGGCAAGCAACGTGAACAATCAGGTTGGCGATGTATCCCTGAAGATGGGGGTAGATGCGTCATCGGTTGCGGCGGAGGCCAAGGCCGCTGCTGAGATTGCGAATAGTGCCGCTGAGGCAGAACTTACCAAGCAGGTGAATCAGCGTGACGCGGCATTGCGTCGCCGTCAACAGCAGATTTCCGCGGCGTGGGCGGCTGAGCGTGAACAGTTCCGCGAGCATTTGAACCGAATGGCTGCGGACGAATCCTCGTTTGCATCTGGAAGTTTCGGTAGCGGCGGAACGGCGAAGGCCACATCGACGCTGACCGAACGCATGAAGGAAGCCCGCAACTCTTTTACGGGGTTGTTTCAGGAGTTCCAGAAGTTTGCGGGCATTACGGCCATTGTCACGGCGGTTGCCGCTTCGTTCTACAAACTCGGAACGACTATCAGCGAGTTCGTGTTTGGTCCGTTGCAGTCGGCATCTGACAAGGCTCAGGAGTTCCGCAACGCACTTGACGACCGCCCGCGTGAACGGTTGGCCGCACTCACGAAGGAGATGGAGCGGCTCAACGCTATGGCCGATGGGTCCACGACCGGGCTCATCAAGATGGCGGCTGAGTTCAAGGGTGGAACCGGGTTCAATGAATACTACAAGCAGATCGAGGCTTCGATAAAATCGACGCGTGAAGCTGCCGATAAACAATTGGATACCGCTATTGGTTTGGCTGATGCAAAGGCTGAGTACGAAGCACAGATCGAGGCCAATCGGTACATCGAACGCCAGAACGCACGCAAGGACGATGCGGCCAAGTACAACGCCGAAGTAGAGAAGTCGATTCAGGACGAAGAAACGGCACGCCAGAAAAGCATTCAGGACTTCAGCGATGACATGAAGAAACTTGGCGACGAGATGACCAAGCAGGCACGCCGGGCACAAGAGGCGTGGGTCGAATCGCTGCGGGCAATCCGCGAGGAATCTAACCGGGCCTTCAACACCGATCAAGCCGCGTCGATGGTGCAGCTCGCTGGCAACCTTCGCACGACGGCGACCATCGCAGGTGCCAACATGAACCGCATAATCGTGGGGGGTGAGGACTAATGGCACTGACCGCCTATGAACTTGGGCTGACCGGCAACGCTCAAAGCGTGGACTACAACGGCAAGGCATCGGCCTCGCGTACGTTCGTAGTCGAAACGACAAGCCAGCAGGCCGCGTTGACGGCTGAAGGTGTGCCCACGCTTAACAGCCAACATCCGACCATTCCCGGCCTGATTCTGGACGCTATCGAGGCCGTGCCGCAATCTACCGGCGTGTGCAACGTCATAGCACGGTACAGCAACAGCCGCCAGTTTGGATCGACGCGAACGCCGAACAAGGACGCACCGAACTGGTATCACTGGGGATGGGCCTCGCGTGTGGTGCAGATCGAAGTTCCGATTGCGGTGCGGACGCTGGTCATCGCCAAAGACCAGTTCGATAACGGGTCTGAAGTGTTGGTATGGAAGATCGGTCGCAAGATCGTCAATGAGACACGGATCCTCCGCCCGCTTCAGGTGCGGGTTCAGGTGT